GTTGCTCTGCCTGAATCAATCAGGCTTTTAGCCGCTTCTTCATCAACGCTGGCAGTATAATCACTACCAGCTTTGACAAAATCAATACCCCACAAGGTAGCGAAATCACCAATAATTGGATAATCCGCTTTAACCTTGACTAACTTAGGTGTTGATTTAACGGACATTTTAATTGCTAACTGAGGTCAATCGAGCAGTACCGCGACGATTAAATTGTGCGAAGTTAGAATAAGACTTAACACGCATAATCTGATTGTCTTTAGCTTCTGCTGCGCCAACACTCTCAACTGCAATACCAGCTTCAACAGATACAGGATGAATCATTGAAACACCCACTTTGTTAGAGCCATCATCCCAACAACCAGCATAGACAGAAGTCAATGCGCCACCAGTAACAGCAGCACCGTTAGCAGTTTCAACGATAGAAAGGTAATCGTTCTGAAAGATTGGTACACCTTCATAAACAGACACATTTCGAGTAGTTCCGTTTGGCATAGTGTAAGTGATTGTCTCATTAACGCCGCCCAATGCACGAACTAGAATCTTATAAGACCGTAGAGTACGAGCAGCCATCATAATGAAGTCAACCTCACCATCTTTAGCTTTAACTAAACCAAGCAATTCATCCATAAGAGCGAAGGACAAAGTTTGAGTAGCAGCGGCAGTAGTGTACTGACTTGCATCAACTAAAGAGTGCAAAGAGTTGAGGTTCGGGCTTGTGCCGTTACCTGTAGCCATTCCAGCTTGAAGTAAACGACCAACTGACTTAGCTTTTGAACTAATCTCGATAGCCATCTGGTTTACTCCTGCACTACTTGATTGAGCAGCAACTAAACCGTTAAGTTCAGCATCGCCAATTGTAGTTACAGCGGTGAATGGTACTTGAGTAAATGTAGCTGCGGCTTTAGCGGTAATTGTTCCACCGACTGCCAAGTGCTGTGCATCACCAAGTGCATTTTCACGGTTTACAAGCATTGCTTGTCCTTCATAACCAGTCCAAGGCATTACTTGCCAGATAGGTGAGGTTGTGATTATGTCTTCTGCAACGCCAGAGACAATCTCGTTATTGATTAGTTTTTGCGCTTCCGCGAGTGTTTGTGTAGCCATGATTCATTTTCCTATAATTGATTAAGTCCAGCCGCAATCTTTTGCGTACTAGTGAGTTTTTGTTTCACAGCACCGCTGCTATTATTGCTGCCAGTAGCACTGCCACCCGACGAATCAACACCATCTATCAAAAAATCATAGTCTGGATTTCTTTGTACTTCTAACTTTAAATCTTCGGGGCTTGAAACAGTCAGGTTCCCGTCTTTATCTGTGATCTTAATGCCTTCATCTGTGAACTTGAATCGGCTCTTAAGTTCCTTGGCAAGCAATCTAGCACGTTTTGGATCTTTTGTTAAACTGTTTGCTAACGCTAATGCAGCATTTTCTTCGCTACCTGTAGCAGCCTTTTTATCTCGATGCTCTATTTGCAGCAATAACTCTTCGCGCTGCGCCTCAGAACTTTTAAATAATTGCTCATAATCATTCGATGCTTTTAACCGTTCTTTCTCTTCTGACGCTGCCTTGGCTTCTGCTGCTTTGGTGTGCTTGTTAGACTCATTGATCTTAGCTTGCAGTCTTTGATTGTCAGCCGTTATAGCGTCCAATTGTTCTTTCAATGCTATTGATGGGTCAACTACTACTTCTTCGGTTACTACTGCTTCTTCTTCCATTACGATATCCTAGTCACTGACTAATTATGTGCCACAGGCACTAAAACGCTAACGGGTTTAATTTCTTCAATTCGGGGAGAGTATAAACTTTTCCCGAATCATCTGTAAACTTCCCGATAGACAACTTTCCACTTCTAAATAATTTAGCTCTTTCTTCGCCTAAAACTTCAATCTGCACACCCTTGTTCTGGTCTTTAAGCCAACCGCCATAAGTCCTATTAGCTGATACTGGGCCATCAATACTAGCTCTTTCGCCTACTATCTCAGAGCCTAAATCATATTTAGGGTTTACTTTCGGAACAGCTACGCTTCGACAATTCCAATGTAACTTTGGTAGTGGGCCAGTATTTAAGGGGTATATATTCCCATCAAGGCTTGAACAGGTGATAGATGTTCTGCTATCCAGTGTAGCTGTGAACTCCCAACCATCAACTACATCGTCATTAGCATCATACGTTTCTTTTCTAGCTTGCTCACCCATATGACCTGTAGTTGTTTTAACTAAAGTAGCCGCTTGGTTCTCAAACTGATTACCTACAACATTGGTTATGTCTTCAACTATCTCGTTAGTAGTTCTTCCAAGTATTGCGCCGTCACGAATGAACTGGCCTATTTCCTTTGACTTGTTTCTACTGAAATTATTAATAGCTTGGTCAATAGTAATGCTTTGAGTTTTCTTACCACCAATTAATTTCATTGGAACTTTAGTGATAACAGCTTTTATCTGTCGAAGTGATGCTGGGGCTATTGTTTCTGCTGCGGTTAAAGCTAACAATGCTTCACGCGCAAAAGCCGCTTCTGCCTCGCCAAAATCTTTTAAACCGCCAATCATATCTGCGCCGTACTCGTTTAAATATGTCGCCGCTATCTTCTCAACCTGTTTAGCCAGAGCAACAGCACCAACTTTGTCATAGTCTGACAATACCTTTTTCTTAACATCGCGTGATAATCTTCTAAGATGCTTTAAAAGCCTTTTAGCTTCGCCTTTAGAATAACGCTCTATTAATATCTGTCTTAACGTCAGAGAATCAATTAAACCTGTATTACTGGACATTAGACAGGACTAGTAGCTTCCGCATCAGCAACGATCTCATCATCTTCGCGCTCTATCTCGCCCGACTTTCTGAGTGAGTCCCTAATGTCATCAGCAGCAATAACACCCCGATCTAGTAATTGGATTTTAGACATTAGTAATTGAGCATTAACGGTCTTATCGTAAAAGTCATCATTGATATCATAGCTAGGCTCTATAGAAACGCCCATAAACATAGCTACCCATTTTAGCGACAACTGAATAGCGTCCGATGCGTTCTGAACTATATTAGTCAATACTGAATTATCTCCAGCGTGTTTAATTCTTGCCGCCTCTGCTGTTTCAGCTTGACCGCCAGCTTCAATCATTCTTGCGCCGATACTGACCATTTGCTGTTCTTTCATTACCATAGCTTCATGCGCTGCGCTATTGCTTGCAGCTTGTAGAAGTGATGAATTGCCTCCACCGCTTGTAGCTATACCACGCCTAGCGCCAACTTCAATCCCATTTGGGTTGAGCATTTCAAACTCACTTGCCGCCATATTACCAGTATCAATGTGGAGCATTGGCTGACCGTGTAGAAAAATACCTTCTTCATAATCTGCGCTGTTTCTATAGTGACCTATATTGATTTCAGCAATATCGTATAGAGCAGCGTCATCAACTGCTGGGTCATTGTTATAAGCTCCAGCGATAACCATAGGAATGTAGTTTAACAATCTACCATTTGCCCTTGGCTGGAATGAGCTAATCATTTCATCTTCGCGCCAGACTTCTTGAGTGTAGATATTATCCTCAAGTCTTAATACGCGGTATTGCTTGGCCTTTTCTTGGCTGAATACATCGCTATTAACCTCATAGTCTTCTAGTAAAGTAACCAATGATAGAACACTCTCACCATTAACGATGCTGGTCTTCCAGTTGATAATATTCTCAGCAGTATAAGTTTTGATGGTAGCTTTAAGCCCTAATCTATTGATCTGCTCCTTGCTCATTCCCTGTTCAGCAGAAGGATAGTCAGCAAGCAATCCGATTCTACCTACCTCTAACAAATCGCCTACAATTGTTTTAGCTAGTTGATCTAGGTTAGTCCCAGAGCCATTAGCATTGCTTTCAATGTAATCAATACCGCTTAACTCTGCTTCTGGTGGTCGTCTAAACGCCATCCCAACCATTGCATTTCTGGTTCTAGCTGTGACGTTTAAAAACTGAGCGCGAGTCTTATAAGGATTATACCTTATGCTTTTATTAGCTTCTTTAGGGTCTGGGTCAGGTAGGAATACAGTTCCGGCGCCTCTTACCGCTTTAGCTCCAGCGATGCATTTTCTGACAAGCGTCCATTTCGATAGACTATTAGTGTATTCTGGATTTTCAGTTTCTACGGGCATTATCTAAACCTAATGTTTGGAATTGGAGGCTTGCGGACAGGCCATTTCCGATTAATGAAATAACCAGATGCGTCAACCCAATCGTCAACCGCTGGATGCTCACTATA